ATCGTTTGCAAAATGCTTGCTTGTCAAGTTTGCTGCTCATGTATTTGGGTTCGATAGCGTTGGTGTATTCCTCGTAGGATACAGGAAGATTTGTGAGTGCTTGGAATTCTTCATACATCATTGTTGTTTCCCCCTCGTGTTTTAGTTCTTGAATTTAGTATAGTCGATTCAAGGATGAATGTCAAATGGTATTTCAAGTTTATTTAGAATTGATTTGTGTTTATAGAAGGAAAGTATTCTGAGGGCAGTAATAATTGATTCGGTATGATTGTACCTGATTGATTATTAGTGGGCTTAGAATTGATTGCGGACGTTGTGCGATGATATTAAGGAGGAATAGCTGATGATGGACAATGATTATGAAAGCAAAGAGTATGTTGATATGAAGGCTCAAATGATAGCTATGGAGGCAAATAAGGTTGAAGAAGCATGGGCAACTATGATAGATAGTTTAGATATATCGGAGTTTTTGTCGTTTGAAATATGGTGTAAGGAAAATGTATTGACCGATAAATTCGATGAGGCATTGTTGATATTGAAGAAGCGGAACAAGAAGAAGTAGAGAGGTGATTATGATGGCTGCTGCGGTAGGGAATCAATATGCGTTAGGGAATCCCGGTGGTGGCAGACCTAGAAAGCTGAAATCTGCCAAAGAAGCGTATGAAAAAGGGTTGAAGTATATCGAAGAAACATTGGAAGCTGAAAAGCATCTGACGTTTACTGGGTTATGTATTGAGTTGGGAATTATTAGGAACACATTCTATGAGTATGAGAATGGTGTGCATGATACAGATAAAGAAGAGTTTTCTCCACTGTTAAAAGACCTGAAGCAAAGATGCGAGAATTATGCAGAGTCCCGGCTGTTCGGCAATAATCCCACTGGTGCTATATTCGCCCTGAAGAACTATGGCTGGAAGGATGTCTCTACTGTCGAGAACACAGGCCCTAACGGTGGCCCTCTCCAAATCAATACAATAGCATCAATGTCCGAGCAGGATCTAAGGGCTATCCTAGAGATATACGAGCGTGCAGCATTGCCGGAGGTAGTGGATATAACGCCGGGTGATGAGTGATAATGTCCGTGAGTGGTGGATTTTATGCCTTGAATTGCATCATTCGGTAGTAGTGGTATTAGCATAATCGCTGAAACCGTTGGGAGAGTAAGGATGTAGGGTTTAAGCGAATGTGACACAACAGGAATGAGTAACATTATTATATAGTAATATAGTTAATAGGGATGTGATCGCATTGGCTAAGCGTAAGGTAGATAAGGATAAGTATGATATAGAGAGCTATCTGCTCATCTTCGCTGCGCTTGGTGGTGGTCTATAGCTGTTGCTGTTGCTCCCGGCTGCGCTTGCTCTGCTGGTATTGGCTGTGCTGTTGGTGCTGTGCGTCTGCCGGGCTGTGCTGGGACCAGGTGTTGAGTTGGGATTATTGAGATTTGGGTGTACCCCATACCACGAGGTGCAGGAGCGGTAAAGGGTGCATCTGTATGTAGATTACTGGTATAAGAAAAGATAGTCTCTATCAATAACTATAGCAATTCACATAAAGGAGTTGGCACTCATTAAGGATGAACATAAATGTAAATCATGCGATGGGGTTGGGCATTATCCATTAAGAATCATCGGTCGTAATTGTGAATGTTCCGATTGTCATGGTGATGGACTAGAAAGGGTTGTTATAACTCGCAAGGAATACGACTCCCTACTCGAATATAAATCCATGTACGAAGGATTAAATAAATAACCACCCCCCCATACCATTGAAACCACCAAGTACCCTCAAGTCAAGGGTACTCTTTTTATTATAAAAAATATTTTATAAAGGAGTTGATGCCCATTGGATGATGATAGATTCAGGATAGTTCCTGTCGACGATAACACAAGAATAATAATGGAGGTTGCGACAGGTGATGTTCTCTACACTCAATATAGAACAAAGGATATATGGAGCCAGAGAGATGAAAAAGTCATGGTTCATAAGGTGAAACCCTTTAAGCCACCAACTGAGAAGAAGAAAAAAGGTAATTCTCCAACTAATCCTGATTTCATTTGTGTCTTTAGGGATAACTGGAATGACTTGGTTAGGAATAAGAAGTTATCATTCGGTGAGCGTGGAGTATTAATGTCGCTGATTGGATTTACTGATTGGCGTTCTAATATTTTAGTTCATCCTGATACTAGGCAGGTTCTTAATGAGTCTACATTGGCAACCTTGCTTCAATGTGACAGAAAGCATTTATCCGGATACTTGGCATCTCTGAATAAGGCTGGGTTGATTGCCATTGTTAAGACAGGAGATAGGACTCCTAATAAATACATGATAAACAGTAACTTATCCATATTTGGTAAGACACTCAAGGATACTGCCGAACATGGAGTGTTTAGGAACGTTGAATGGCAACCAGTATTGCCGATTGAGTTTAAAGACGAAAAAGACCATTCAAAGATTAAGAAGATGGTAAAATGACAGCCCTTGGTACAGGCGGTTCTCAGGGTAGGGGGTGGGGCGATATGACCCCACTGAGTGGGGCGATATGACCCCACTTGATTCCTACTAAAACCTTTGTTTCCCCTTCCCCCTTCTTCCCACTCTAAACCCATTGAAAACTACCACCCATAACCCGTCCACACATTAAGGACAAGCAATATTCAACCAAACGTATATTTAAACGAATCGGCAAAGGTTAAGTACAAGCTAATTTTGGCAAGGGCAAGGGTAATGGTAAAAAGGATAAAGTAAAAGGAGATGGCATTTATGAAAGATATTAACCCTAGCATTTCAGCGTTTGACACTGAATCAGCATTAGTAAAATTTTTGGATATGGATGAGAGAGATAACCTGGAGATTCCGGCACACGTTCTTAACCCATTATTAAGAGTATTGGAAACGCTAAAAAGACCATGTAGTGCGTCAATGTTCTTTAATGGAGAACAACAAAAACCGTTTTACATGGTTACAAGAATAACTCCTATACAGTAAAAATGGCACACCCTTGCCATTTAATATAATTTGGAGGATTACCAATGGATAACGTAGTCAATCTTAAACCAAATCCTATCCACGATATGATAGATGAACTAGTAAGACAGAAGGACAACATCGACCAAATGATTATCTGCTTTGTCGATAAAGATGGGACATTCTATTCTAAACCTGCTTGCTATTCGTATGTAGATGCGGTTGGTATGGTCGGAATAATGCGAGAGAACCTAACTTTTATGGCTCATAATGATGAGTTTGATCCGATACCAAGGAAGTGAAATCATGGGAGAGAACAGAGCATGTAAAAAGTTCAACCCAACAGACCCTACATATGAGAAAACTAACTGCGCTTCATGCACATTTTGGGGTGGAGAGAAGTGTGTAGACGAAAAAGGTGCTATAGCGGTGGGGATGTTGGCAGAGTTTAATTGGTGAAAGGTGATGGCAAATGGCAGAAGCAAAGGTGAAGAAGGCTGATGATGCTGTGTCTAAGCCGAAGATAAAGCAGAGTGATTTGCCGAGCTTAGCTTTAATACAGGCTGAGTTAGGCAGAAGAAGTTGTCAATACTTTATAGAAAAGTTCGTGAAGATAGAGGACCGTGACTCGACTGAGTTAGCGGTTCCTTTTACTTTATGGCCCAAACAGGTAGAAGCACTAGAAAGTTTCATAAATAACAAGTTAAATATTGTTCTCAAAGCGAGGCAATTAGGATTATCTTGGTTAGCCTTAGCGTTTGCCGTGTGGAACATAGTTAATAGGTCTGGATATGCGGTAATAGCAATGTCAAAACGCGAAGAGGATGCAAAAGAATTAGCAAGGCGCATTGGATTTATTTTAAAATATCTCCCTCCTTCCATGATTAGGGAGAAAAAGACCGCAGGTAAATGGAACGGTCCGACGTGGGAAATGACCACACTGAGCGTTACTATCAATCATCCAAATGGAGAACCTAGCGTATTCACTTCATTAACGGCTGCGGAAGATTCGGGACGGTCACTTACTGTCAATCTGGTTATTCTTGATGAGTGGGCATTCCAACAGTGGGCGCGTGGTATTTGGAATTCTGCCTACCCTACAATAAATAGACCAACAGGCGGTAAGGTAATCGGTCTATCCACGGCAAAGCGCATGACATTGTTCGAGGAAGTATGGAGAATGGCTACTCAGGGTGTAAATACTTTTGCTAGAGTATTTCTTCCGTGGGATACGGACCCAAGGAGAACTCAGGAATGGTACGAGCAAACAAAGAAAGATTTGCCTAATTCTTATAAAGCTGAGTATCCGGCGACACCTGAGGAGGCTTTTGAGTCAGCAGATGGAGTTGCTTTTCCTGAGTTTAGCTATGATTTGCATGTAGTAACTCCGTTTAAGATTCCCGACCACTGGCGGCGTTGGCGGTCGTGCGACAATGGTTACACTGACCCCTTTGCGTGGTACTGGTACGCGGTGGATGAGGGTGGAACGGTTTATATCTACAGAGAGTATACAAGGGAACCTAAGGACCCCAAGGTAAGTTATTCAGATCAAGCCAGACAAGTTGTTTTGAAGTCAGGCTCAGAACGCATTGGCTTTACTGTGGTAGGGCATGATGCGTGGTCGGTTCATCCTCTTACCAAAAGCAATAATACTCCGCAAGGCAAATCTATTATCGACTTTTATATCGAGGGTGGCGTAACCGATTCATTGAGAGCGGTAACCGATAGGATGCTAAGAAAGGCTGCTTTTCATGAATACTTAAAACCTTACTATGACGAAAATACGGAAAAGTTAACGAGCAAAGTAAAGATATTTAGTAATTGTACAAAAATAATTGAGACGTTGCCACAATTGCTGATAGATGAAAAAGACCCTGAAAAGATTCAAGAATGTGCGGTAGATCACTGGGCAGATTCCGTAGGATATGGATTAATTTCCCATCACAGCAATAAAACGGAATTAGAATTTACGGTTGATTATGATAATCTGCCAGAAGACGTTCTTGAGGATATTTTCAACTGTAAAAATAATGAAGAACGTCAATATATCCTTTCAAAGATTGGTAGAATGCCTCAAAAAGTGGTATAATATAAGAGTGGATAGGGAGAGCTACCCGACAAGGCATTATCCTAGATGCCTTCCACTTTTACTAAGCTAGGAAAAAGAAAAACCTTTAGGAGGGTTATTATTTATGCCTGAAATGAAAACGTGTTCCAAATGCGAACGAGATTTACCTGCAGACAAAAACCATTTCAGCACGCAATCCGCAAAGAAAGACGGATTATGCCCTATGTGTAAAGAGTGCAGAGGGAGAAACTTCACTCACCCGAAACCTATCGCTAAGGAAGGGTTTAAGATATGTTCTGGGTGTGGAGATGAACTTTTAGCGACAAATGAATATTTCGGACCAAGAAAAGATAGCAAGGATGGACTAAAGGGGATATGCAGAATATGTACATCCGAATATGATCAAGAGTATTTCAAGGAAAATAAAGAATCCATAATGACAAAGAATGCAATATATCGCTCTGGGCATATAAAAGAAAAATCTATCCAGCAAAAGAAATTTTATCAAGAAAACAAGATCATCATAATAACGAGATGTAGGGAATATCGAGAAAACAATAAACCTGCCGTATATGCCGTTCAAAGGTTATACCGTTTAAGTCATAAAGAAACGGCATCCGAATACAACCGCATGTATAGGGCGGAAAATAAAGAATATATGGCCGAATATGGAAGGCGTTATTATATCAATAACAAGGAATACGTTAACGCTAGAAATAAGTTATGGAGGTCAGAAAACAGGGAACTATGCAATTTACTCAGTATGAGGTATGAGGCTAAGAAGAAAAAACTTGCACATACTCTCACGGTAGAACAATGGGTAGCAGCGAAACAGCACTTCGACAATAAATGTTGCTTTTGTGGAAAAGAGGTTCCTCTTACTAAAGAACACCTAGTACCTGTTCATAACGGCGGGGAAATGACCTCCCAAAATATTATAGGTTCATGTAAAAGTTGCAATAGTAGCAAAAGGGCGAGCGAATGGAAAACATGGTTCCGTAGACAGCCTACATACGCATTAGCCAAGGAACAAAAAATCCTCTTCTACCTCGGCTATAAAGACAATCGCCAACAACTAGCTCTATTTTAAAAAAGAAATCCACAGCATCCTTCGGGGTGCTTTTCTTATGCTCATTTTTAGGGGGTGATGCAATTGCTTGATAAGATAAAAGACTTCGGCGCAAAGGTGGTGGACAAAGTAAAAACTTCCATAAAAAAACAAAAAGAAGAATCCGAACAACAAGAAAAGCTGAAGAAGTGGCAAGACAAGTTAGCAGAAGCACAAAACTCAGACCTCGACGTATTAAGAGACGAGCGAGAAGCCATCTACCTAGGAACTTCAACCGTAGATGCCAACGTAAATCAGAGAACATCGAATGGACGAAGGAAGCAAGCTAACAACGTGGTCAACCTAGTCCTAGAGTTCATAGAAACAGGCGTTGACTCCACCATCCCCCAACCCTCAGTTCGCACTAA